GCAAAGATAACTCTGTTCGGAGTTGCAAGCATACTACCTTGGGTTTGATTTTCCCAGATTGTAACTCGCAACGCTCCGTTTGGTAAAGATGTGCGAGTGTCAAAACAATAAATCCTGTTGTAAGCAGGTAACAATAATAAATAGAACGCATTGTCTTCAGAGTAGACGGATTTAATTGTGTCAGGATCTACCCCTATAATTGTCTTAACTAGCTCATCTCTAATGTTTGCTGACAAGTCACGCATTGGCTGAGACTTTTCTTGAATGACTCGCCCAAGGGAACGTAGGCCATCTTCAGACAAAAAGATAATATCTGTGCCTGTGTTTTGAATACTGTCTCTTGCGACACAACCAACTCTGTTAATAACCTCGACAAGAGCAAGAGTCGCAGGATCAAGAGACGAGCCACCCGTGCTATCTGCAAAGATGACAATTGAGTTTCTTAGGAAAACAATTAGCCTTCCATTCTGAGCACCTAAGCCAGTAATCTCATCCCCACCATTGACAAGAATCGCAGAAAGATCAATCGACCCTGATGAGCCTCCTATCCAGTTTGACCCATCTAACAGGTCAGACCAATGTACTGTAAGCTTGTCTGTTGCGGTACGAGCACACCAAATACGACCGTAGGCAGACAAGGCAACCCCTGCTTGCGGAATGTATGGTCTATACAATACGGCACTAGTAAAAGCACTTCCTGTTGAGGGGTTAATATAATCTGCATAGTTGGCCTCAATATCTCCTAACACAATACCTGCAGTAGGATGGCCTCCATATTGCATTGGATAAAACCCTTCTTGAAAGAAAAATGCTTTATCGTTTAATGTTACTCCTGCAAATTTACGTTCTGTACCTGTGTTACTTGTTAATGTGGGAATAGGTAGTAAAGCACTAAAACTACTGTCTGGAGTGTGCTGATAAAAACCAAAGTCTCCCGGAGGAGCAACAGGATCGTCTTGCTCTCCAAACGTAATTAAAACATCGCTACCATCAATTCTAACATGACGGTGTATCCCATCTAAATAAGGAACTGCAGGAGACAAAAAAGCAACAACAGGGGGGTCGCCATCAGTTATTGATGTATTCGGTCCTGCAGTATAATCGTCAGCCCGTAATGTAAAACTATCTACTACGGTAAATGTATAGGTAGTTTCGCCTGCAGGCAGTGTGACATAACCAGAAATTGGTCCAAAGTCTGTAATAACATTGACAACCTCTACAGTTTGCCCTATCGTATACCCATGATTTTCATCAAAAACAATATCGTAATTTCCAGTAAACGGTGGAGTACCAGAAGTAGGAGTAAATTTAACAAAATCTACTTCCAATCTCCTACTCATTGCTGATACGCCATTAATAATAGTATTACCAATAGTCGATGTCGTATTTACGTAACCCTTGCGAGCACCTAAGCGTCCGTACTTGTCAATAATACAGTTGGTTGCCTCAAGCGCATAACCGTCCTCAAGGGTTACTGAAGACTCTTGGGTGTTGAGTCCAAAGAAACCGGGTGCGGCAATAGATGCTGAAACTAAGGGTTTGCTCATGTTGTATACCAGATTAACTCTTCAGGGTGTTTAGCGGCATCGTAAGAGATTGCATCATTTAATGCACGTTGAGCGACAGCATAGGCAGACACAGGAGAAATACCTCCGTCTTCACCACGCTCTTCAACGGCTTTAGCATAGGCAAGTAACTCAACAGGTCTTGAAGGAATTAATAACTCATCACTGTTAGCACTCATCTCTGGGCGACGATCAACTAAGTTGAAACGAATGTTATACACACCGTCTGGTGGAGGAAATACCTCAACAATCGTATCGCCATTAGAGTCTAAACCATTAAACGAATAATACTTTGGAGCACCTTGTGCAGGAGTTGTATTCAAATAATAGTTATTAAAATCTCTTGCAGTCTTATATTCCATAAACCAATTACTTGTGTCGTTCACAACATCAAGCATTGTTGGGTTATCGCCAGAGCCTGTAAGTTCAAATGAGAATACACCTTGGGATGTAGTCGCAGACAGTGTTGTTCTTAAAGCACTCCAGTTCCACGCTTGTTCTACTTCAGCCTTGGCATCGTTAACAAAAATACCAATAAGATCGTTTTCAGAAACATCAGTAATACTGCGCTCTCTTAAGCGTTTAAGAACATTTTGTACTAATTGAAGATAAGTCATTTGCGTTTCCTACTTAAGAGATTAATATTATAGCATACTTTTGCTACTTTGTCAACCCCTACCACTTCTTACAAGACCAATAACGAGCCGTTAGTTTACTAGGTGGGCTTGTGTCACACTTGTGCCTTGCTCTAAAGCTCTTGCGTCTTGCAGGTTGATCTTTCTTGATGGTCATGTTGGGATCACCAAAGCGAATGGTCTTGGTCTTATCACCTTCTTTAGCAACCACTACAAACTTCTTAGAGGCACCCGGAGTGCGCTTAGGTTTGTTATAAGCACTGACACCTGCACGAGCTAACTTAGGGTCTTTAGACTTAGGCACATTAGCCTCCTTGGATAATATCGTTGTGTTCTATGACAGAGACTAACAAAGTTACTGCATCGTTTGTTGCACAGCTAGCAATAATTTTATCGCCTGCGGCCATCATAATAAATGCATTAGGCTCACCACCAACCTTAAAAAAATCATTAGATGATAGTGATTTACCTTCTAGTATTGCTAATGTCGTTGATGAAGAAGCATCGTAAAAGTCTACATCAAAGCTTGTGGTAGATCCTGCTGTGTCTGTAGCATAGATCAAAACCCACTCAGCTTTTTTATTGGCAGGAACCTCATACAGTGTTGTGTCTGTAGTTTGTAAAGATGCACCGAACGATTTCTTAATCATTTCTTTTTCTTCCAATCAACACGCTTAGAGGATGTCTTCTTCTTCATGGCTGTCTTAGCACCTGCAGTTTTGCATTGCGCTTTGGTAGGTCTACAAGCAGGATAGCTTTTACGCTTGTCCTTAGAGCCTGAGCGACCACAGGGCTTACCTGTCTTACAGTCTACCCAACCCTTGCCTTTGTTCTGACCGAACCACTTCTTGAGAGAAGCACCTGCTTTACTTTTTCTTACGGCCACTCTTTTTACCCCAGTTCTTAGCACCAACCTTACGGCACTTGGCTACAGCACCTGAAGCATACGCAGAAGGCCAAACCTTATAACGGGACTTGACCTTCTTAGCGCAAGCGTCTAGTTTCTTTTTCTTAGCGGCCATTATGCCTTAGCCTTCTTCTTAGCTGTTGCAGATAACTCGCCCATGTGGTAGAGGTATTTACTGTTTTTAGTGTGTCGAGCACCAGACATGATTTTACCTCTGGAGTCTTTGTGTGTAGCCCCTTTGTGCTCTGTACCGTCTCTAAAATAGTGCTTGACACCTTTAGCCATTATGCGTTCCTTGTGCGTTTCTTAGGCATTGTTTTTTTAGCTACCATTGGCTTTTTCTTTTTTTTGTTCATTGCAGTAGCTTTACCTTTTTTCATTTGACCATAACCATAACCGGGCATAATTACTTCTTCCTTACTGATTCGGCTAAACCGCCGCCAAAATAAAAGCCAACGATCATCAACATAATTTCTCCTATCCAGAAGTCACCGATGATGGTTTTGACTGCTTCAATGTCACCTTCACCTGCAAGAGTCATTGCAAGGACAAGGACGAACATACTGAGAAACACTGCTGTGAACATGAGAGCAATGTATCGCTGTGCGAGCTTGAATGGAGCATAGGCGTTCATTAGGTCAATCTTAGCCTTAGACTTAGCGGCAATGGCTTCCTCATCGGAAGTATGCATATCGTCAATAAGCTCCATACCTTTCTTGATGACGTCACCACTACCTAAGATTTTACCTAGAATACCAATCATACGCCATTACCTGTCACATCCGTCTGTATGCAGATAGCTTCATAGTTTATTTTAGGCTGTGGTGCTGTTGCCATGAAGTACTCACGGGCTTCAAAGCACTGATCCATTGTCGCAAATGGACCTTGAGGATAAACAGCGTAGCCATCAGTTTGAATTAATATTGCGAATAGTAGCCACATACCGATTATCCTTGTTTACTTAACCAGTAGAAGACGTAGATTACCAAACCAACGGCTGTGAGAACGCTAATGCCCAGACCAATCCCAATGCACCAATCAGTAATTTGTTTCTTACGTTTAGCTTTCTTGGCTTTCTCAGCTTTCTCTGCGGCTTCACGGCTTTCCTTCATCTTCCTTTGGTAGTCTAACCAATCTGTCCATAACCCGGCTCGCCCTTGCCAAATCATCATCTGCTTCAGAGTCTCCTCATATTCTTTGAGTTGCTCTGTTGCCATGAACGCTTCAAGGTCAGACTTATATCCGTGCTCATGTGCTTTCTTTTGTATCTCAGCCTTAAGGCCAAAGTAGTCTGCTAGTGCCTGTCCTGCTTCATACAGTTCTTTGCCGTTGGCGATGGTTTCTTTAATAACGCCAAAGGCCGCATTAGCGGCGGCCAGTTCAGCTATCATCGGGGCTATCCTTGCCCAATAACCTCTGTACTGTTTTAGTTTCGTATATCCTTATTGCTGTCCATATTAATGTAAACAACGCCGCCATAGGTGGCAACATTTCACCTAAAGTTCCTACTACAGTGACCACACTTAAACCATCTACGAGTGTCTTAGTGCTTTCTGTTGCCATCTCTTTCATACCTGCCCTTAGCTATTCCAAGGCGTACCAGACAATGTTGCAGGATTCTTGTCTGCTTCAATCTTATTAGCAATCGCTTCTTCCACTGCCGCCTGATCCACAGCATTCTGCACCCAACCGATTGCAGTGGCTTCTGTCAGGTCAGCATAGGCGACATAACCGTCAGCCGATGGGTCAGGTGTAAAAGACTGTGTAGAGTAGGCAGACGCAGAGTAGGTAACGTCTCCGACTGTCTCTGTGCCAGTGCAACGCCAGTGGGCGATAACAACACCCTGATCTGAGTCGTTGTTGTATTCTAAGTTTCCGATAGTCCAAGTGTATGTAATAGCCATTATGGTGTCTCCTGTGATGCTAGGTGTGCCGCATAAGCGTCTTTCACAGCCTGTGTATGCACGGCATTACAAACGTCCTGCACTTCCTGCGTCTCACCTGAGATGTCTGCATCGGGTGCTACGACATGACGATGGAATGATGATGACAATACAACACCGTCTTCCAATACTCGTGTGGCTGTACGCACCTGAACGTGCTTGTAGTCACCTACGATTTCAATTTTGTCTACTACGACTTCTTTAGTTAGTGCCATGTTTGTTTAGTCTCCTTTTGTGTGTCCGCCTCAAGAATCCACTTGAGGTAATTAAGTAAAATATGTTGCAGTAAATTCCGCAAAGCCATCTGTGGACCATTCGCTTGCATCTAACCCACTTCCACCAGCGGCGGTATCGCTTATATAAAAGCTCATAGTTGTACTATTATTCAACAATCGTAAACTTAACTTTTGACCCGCAGAGAGATAGAAGAGCACACGTAGTAAATCCAGTCACGCCAATACCCCGTATGCCG